TGTACCTCTGCTCGCCGGTCTGGGAACCGTTTGCGCCGTTGCCAATGCCCAGTCTCGGTTGGAGTTGCTCCCAGGGTACAAGGTGCCACCGATCCTGTGGCTTATGACCATCGGCAGTCCTGCCGACAAGAAGACTCCTGGTGCAAGACCCATGATGGAGATCATCAAGCACCTACAACTCGAAGACGTACCCAGATACAAACAGGCATGTATGGATTACGAGGCTCAACAGGCCATGTACGCCGCCACCCATAAGCAGTGGATCAATTTTCACACGGAGCAAGCAACCAACCCCGTTGACGCCGACGCTCCGACTCTCACCGATGAGCCGGTTCAACCTGTTCCCCTGCGTCTGGTCGTATCCGACGTAACCAGTCAAAAGCTGGTGCGTGAAGCCGCCAAACGACCAGAAGGGATGCTCTGTCACCTTGACGAAATGTTCAACTGGATCAGCGCCATGAACGACAAGCGGTCACAGGAGAACCGATCCGCCTGGACGGTGGCTTATGAGGCTGACGACTATTACATGGACCGTGTTGGGGATGGAACGATTATCGCCAAGAATTTCGCCGTCAGCATTTTTGGCAACGTACAACCTGACGTTTTCCGTGTCGCGTTCCGCGATCTCAAACAGGATGGTATGCTCCAGAGGTTCATCCCCGGCATTCTTGATACCAGCAAGACCCGAGTTGGTACACCTATTCCCGATTATCTCACGACCGCAAGCAAATGGGAGTCGTCTATCCGAGTGATTCACGCTCTGCCACCGATGGACTACAAACTGTCGAACGCAGCATACGATTCATTCAGAGCGTTCCAGTATTGGTACGAAGATGCCAAACAGGATTTCGTTAAACTCCAATTCAGCAAGACCTTCATGACATCATTCGGCAAGATGGAAGGTACTGTCGGTCGTCTCATTTTCGCGTTCCACCTGCTCGAAAATCCGTTCAGCGTTATTGTGTCAAAAGACACCACCGACAGGGTGATTCAAGTGGTCAAAACCTATCTGGTGCCCTGTTATCGCTACGCCTACGATAATATCGTCGGAGACTCCGACGAAGACTCGTTCGAAATGTGGCTTTTCGAATATATCCTGTACCATTGTGAGTGGGAGAGCGAGACCAGCACCACGATACTACGCAAGGCAGCTCGTCGCCGCTTACCCGAGCATATGAGCCGGTTTGAAAAGACTGAGAAGATCAGCAGTGCTATGTTGGCATTGGAGGATACCCGGTGGGTCATGAGGGTCGAGGATTATGATCGCAAAGGCGTGATCAAGTGGGTGATCAATCCCAAGTTACGAACCATGTTTAAACAAGATCGTGACGATATCGTCAAGAAGCGGTAGAAGTGGAAGGATATTCGGTTTGAAAAAGCCGGTATCGGTGCCGAAAGGGATGACGACTGACACCCCTCGATAAAATTTCCCGCCATGAAAACAGCCCCCAACCTGGAACTCAAGGGAGGGGGCTTTCTTTTATTCTGGAACAATTCAGTTTTTACCAGCGTTATCGGTTCAAAATTTGACAAAAATAAAACCGCCCGATTTTCGTACTACGGTTTCCGATTTCCCGTTTTGATACCGTCCGGCATGAGTGCGGCGTGGATACCTGGAGCAAGGATTTCGATAGTTTCCATGACATCTATCAATCGCATGGTTGCGGCGTTTGGCGTTCTTTCTCCGTCCAACCATTTGTAAACCGTTTGATCAGGGACCCCATAGTATTTTGCCAGACCCGAACGGGATAAACCATTGCGCATCATCGTCGCATTTAGCCGCCCAATCAAATCGCTATTGTTTTTCATAGTACCCCCTGGGTTAAGTGCTAAAAATGCGTCACAGGCTAAATTTGAAAGCCTGTGACGCTCGGTTATTTGTTAAAAGGTTTCGATATACCCGACAATTAGAAACAAGATGGAAACAATCAAGATGAAAACCCAAGATTTCATATCCTAACCCCTTTCAAGTGATAAAAAGGCGTCACAGGCTAAATTTGAAAGCCTGTGACGCTATCGGTTAATGATTAACAGGGTAAATCATATTCGTTTCTTAAAAAATATATGTTTCCATTCTTGATGATATAAAGTGAACCGGAATTAGAATAATTCATGCAATACAATCTGTAAAATCGACCATGACCGCTTATTCTTATCATTTTATCTGTAGGAATTTTTCGCCCATATCCGGTAACATTCCTAAACGTGGCTGGTTTGGTTTTAACAGAGTCAATTTTAAAATTGTCTTCGATATAGTCAATCATTCGATAACCCCTTTCAAGTCGTCAATCCGTTTAGATAGTTCATCCTTGGATATGTTTCCGTTCAAAAATAGTTTTGTTGACGCATTGATGGAAATATACCATTTCCACCGATAAACTATTTCCCTTATAAGCGGGTTCCCTGATAGGGAACCCGTTTTAATCAATTCATCGTTTGTATAGTTATTGATCATCAGTAAATCTTTCCGTCAATAGTAAAATCATATTCATTGATAATCAAAGTTTCTTTAATAGCCTCTTCGCTGGTTAAGTATTCATATTCGTGGCGCAACATAATCAGATAATCCTCGGATAATTCCTGTAAAAATTCATCCTCTAGATTTTTAATGTTATTATCATAATCGTTGGACTCTTCAGACAGAGATTCATAAGCGTTCAAAAACTTTAGGGCGGTGTTATAGGTATCGCAGGTTTCGCCGTGGTTGTTGATAATGTTTCGCGCAACGGATTCAGCAGAAGAAACAAAAGACAATTTGCAATAACTGCCTCTGTCAATGTCGAAACCGTGACACTTCAGACCCAAGTTATCTAATTCATCATAAATCCAATCCCACCATTCATAATCAACATTAATATTGAAATATCTTTCAATGGCTTTTTGCTGTTGTTCTTCGGTCAATTCTTCAAACGTGTAAACGCTGATTTCAATAGTCTTCATAACCCTAACTCCTCTCACTCGTTTAAATTAACCAACAGTTTTGACGAAACGCAATTCAAACGCCGGACAAAACCCGCCCGCGCAAGAACGCACATCGTTAAAATACAAAGTATGTTCCGGCTCACCTTCAATCTGAATACTTTTATTATGAGTGCCTTTGTTAATCAGGCCCAAGCGTTTGATAGCTTGGATGATTTTATCATCAGTTCCTTCGACAATATCGGCGCTTATAATAATATCCCTTTCGGACACGTAAGCATCGTTAACCCAGAAACCGTCTTTTTTGTTACCCCATATTTCATATAGAATAAGGTCGAACCAATAATATTTATCAGACATAACCCTAACTCCTCTCAATTAAGTTATTTACCGCAGCAGCGACAAACGATTTTTACGCAATCGTCTCCATACTTGACCGCTCGCAAATCAGACTCAACATATCGACGGTTTAAATCATAAATCATGTTATGAGATGTCGTGTTTGCGGGCACACGGTGAACACCCCGGATCTTTCCGATTGTTGTATAGAACTGGTGCATCGTCATAACTTTAACTCCTTTTCAGTTGATTCTAAAAACGTGATAAAGACCACGGCCTGAGAAATTAAGTTCAATTTCCCCACCGTCCCAATGGTTGAAATGATGGCCGTAGCCGTCAGCGCTAACGTATTCCTGTTGGAGTTCTTCGATTTTTCCAAGGGATATAATCAGTTTACCGACGGCTTCATATGCGTCGGCTTTTTGCATTGCGTCAATGACGTCGCAATCAATACCAGTGACATCGGCAAGAAACCAGGAATTGAAGCATCCAAGGATATATTCATCACTTTCGAGTTCATCAACCATAATTTCATCAATGTTATCATCATGGATGAAGCGATAATCATTCAATTCAAAATCGACCTCACCGTCTAAAATGTTTTCGACAGCTTCTCTCCAGTCGTCCACAGTTTTCTTAATTTCTTTAATCTCGGAAAGTTTCATAACCCTAACTCCTCTCAGTTGGTGGCAAAATTGCCGTGTTGATTAACTTATACAGTGTATAAATAACCCTGTCAAGAAATTATTTTATACAATGGATAAACTCCCGTCTTTTATTTTGAAAACGTCGATTACCGATAGGCCGAATAATTCGGCCAGGGTTTCGGCGGGTATATCCGCAGACCTGATCATATCAAAAGCAAACGGTGGTAATTTTTTTAATGCCCGTTTGCGCGTTCCTGGACGTTTAGCTAAATACAGGTGATCGGGGTTTACGCAAGCGAGGTTTCCGCACCGTTTGTAAATCATCCATTGTCGGGAGTGTTTGGGGAAAATACCATAATGTATCTGGTACGAATAATGAGCCGCTGACATGGTTGAGTTTTTGTAGGCGATCTGCTGAATGTTTCCACTGGGCGTGGTCAATCGCCATTTCCAGCAGCCGTCGGGTGTTACCGTATACGATGAATGAAATAATTGGTTAATCCGTTTGCTTTTGAAAATTTCCATTTTAAATCCCTTTCAGTGATTCAGATTGTTTATTGTGTGAAAGTATCACCTTTACAGGTTGAAATCAATATGTATCACCTTTACAAGTAAAATGGCCAGTCGGTGTCGGGAATCGTGATTTAGCATGTTTGACTTTATGGGATTTATACACTGTATAAAATGGTTCAAATCATACGTCTACGCGTAAAGGGCAAATCGCGCCATTTTTCCTGTAAAGGTGGCACTTTCTACATTGTATAAGGGTAAAAAACGCTCCATTGTATAAAATCTTATCCAATGGGTTCCAGGTTACCCAATGGGTTCAAATTATCCAATGGGTTCCAGGTTATCCAATGGGTTCCAGGTTATCCAATGGGTTCAAATTATCCAATGGGTTCAAATTATCCAATGGACAGTTATTTGATAGCTCTAAAAATTACCCCTCTATTAAAAAATCCCAGGGAAAGGGGGTCAAGGGTTCGGGGAAAACGGGGTAGGGGGGTAGGGGGAACCCCAGAGCGTCAGCGCGCCTGTTTCCGGGGTGGTCACCAGGAAACTGCGAATAATTTTTGCAAACCGAACCCAATGTATAAATCATTAAGAAACCAGGAAACTGCGAATAATTTTTGCAAACCTAACCCAATGTATAAAGTTCCTACGGACAAGGTTTTCATCACCCTCCGTCTAAAATTTTTAAAAATTTTGATTTTAGAACCCAATGTATAATCTGCCCCCATTAATACCTTCGCCACCCTCATATCCTCACCACTTGACCCACTTATTTGACAATGGTATTGTTCCAGCATTACCTTTATATGGAGTTGACCCTATGAGTCATCCTCAGCATCTCCCTTTATCCCCGACAGACAGGGTTATTCACCTGCATGAGAACCCTGACCCTGATTTGTCCTCGATACCGAAGACCGTTTCCAAACTTCCCGACTGGTTACAGACTCAGATACCTCCACCCCCGACCGTTATCCCTCTGACCACTGAGCAGACATTCGGTAATATGTTTGAGATGGTGTGTGACCAGTTGGCAGCGGGCTATCCGTTGAGCCAGATAATCAGCAGGGACCACCGGGACATCGACATGGCTCGGTTCATGCGGTGGATTCATCGGGACGAGGCTCGTCTTGGTGCGTATCATGAGGCTCTGAGGATCGGTGCAGCGGTGATCTTCGCTCAGGATATGCTGGATATAGCCGATGCTGACGACTCGATGGAAGATGTGGCGAGGTCGAAGTTGAAGTTGGACACGCGATGGAAGTATCTGGCGATTTGTGATCGTGACCGTTATGGTGATGTGAAGAAGATTGACCAGAGCGTGACGATTGATCTGGGTGCTGCGATGATGGCGGCGCGGGAGAGGACAAGGATGATCGAGGTGAATCCCGATGAGTAGAGGTCCGTCGCGTAACGAGCAGGAGTTGATTGCGAACATTCTGCGGTACAAGTATGACCCGTTGGGGTTTGTCATGTATGCGTTTCCATGGGGTGAGAAGAATACCCCGTTGGAGAATACACCCAGACCCCGCCAGTGGCAGATTGACGAGTTGAACAGGATCAAGGCTCACCTGGAGATGAGTAAGCAGTTGGTATCGGTGGGGTTGAACCCGGAACCGTACTATCTGGCGATCTCTTCGGGTCGCGGTGTTGGTAAATCGGCGTTTTTGAACATGCTGAACCTGTGGGTGATGTCGTGCTGGTTTGGTGCGACCTGTATCGTGACGGCTAACACGGAGACACAGTTGCGGTCGCGTACAATGGCAGAGCTTGGTAAGTGGCATACGATGGCGATCAATAACCACTGGTTCGAGAAGAACAGCATGTCTCTCAGACCGCACAAGTGGTTCGCTGACATAATCAAGGACCAGTTGAAGATCGACACTCAGTATTACTACGTGGATGGGCAGTCGTGGTCAGCAGAGAACCCAGATGCGTTTGCCGGTGCCCACAGCCAGATTGGCATGATGCTGACGATGGACGAGGCGTCGGGGGTGGACGACCGGATATGGAACGTGAGCGAGGGGTTTTTTACCGATATGGCTCCGTTGCGGATATGGGTGGTCATCTCGAACCCGCGCCGGAACACGGGTCGGTTTTTTGACTGTTTCCACAAGGATGCTGAGTTCTGGACGACACGTTACATTGATAGTCGAACGGTGGAGAGCGTTGACAAGAACGTCTACCAGAGGATCGCTGACAAGTACGGCGAAGACCATGACGTTACCAGGGTCGAGGTAA